CAGCTACCATAACAGGTCTTAAAGCATATCTTGATGCTGTATACACTCAATCTGGTAATAGTGTGAGTGTACAATTTTTAAATGAGGGTATGTTAGATGTAATCGGTGATTTTCCAGGTACTACATCCCAACAACGCATCGCAAGTGTAGAGGTTTTGCGTCAAACACCGATATGGGGTGACGATATCATTAAACTTGTATTGGATTACGATAACAACGATCAAACAGATACACCAATCCTAACTGGATATTTAACTGGTATTCTCGGTGCGATACCAACACTCAAGTTTAGACTGAATGCTCTAAAGGGGGGAATAAATGGGGTACTTGATAGTTTACCCAACATAAACGCTCAGGAACGCGACCCAATTATGTTGGGTATAGCCACTTCACACGCATGGAGTGATGAAGCGTTTGGTATCATAAACGCATTGCGCACACAAACATCCGCTGACGCGACTTATATAGACGCACTAAAACTAAAAGGAATTGAGGAAAATGTTCCCAATATGACGGGATACACACAGTTCGATCAAAATAATGTCATAGATGCGATAATTTCACTGAATTTATGGGGAGAGGCATACTACGATTTGAATGATTTGCGACAAATTGCACCAGGATTGATAGGAGAAACAAATGTGATAAATGCGTTAGTGAATTATGTCCAGCAACTTGATGATCAGCAACTTGATGATCAGCAAGGTGTGATAAACGATCTCAATGGTATATCTACCATCACAGATACAGAAGAGCGAGCCACAGCTGTAGCCAATCTAGAAGAGGAAGAAGTTTGGGGTGAGACGCAGTTATTGTTATTAAAACAATTATATATAGTAGGCTCTGTAAATCACGCAGGTTTCATAGACGATTACATAATTTCTCATCTAAACACTTTATCTATTACTTTAGGAACCTTACTCACTGATATTGATGATGGTACCGCCACCACTTCGACTTTAACGGACAATGTCAACAAAAAGGCTGCATGGGGAGGATACTTCTACTATTTGTTAGAGGCTCTGAAAGACCCATTGATTACTGAAGCAAATGTAACCGACAACGTCACCAAACTCACGACATATGTAAACATCACGTCGTTGTCAGAAACGAGGAATAACAATCTCAAGTTCCTAATCACACAGCTCACGGTGGCTTACCCAGAATCCATTTTCAACAAATGGATTCGAGCTAAGAAGAATGTACCCCTCATGTACTCAAAACAGAAAACAACAACACTCGATTGTGATGGTACACAAATTCTAGACAATACGACAGGTTCAAATATATTTCTGTCAGCATCTTTACCAAACTTGTATCATAAACGCTCCCCAAACTTCCGTAACATCAACATGTACAGCTTTGCTTTGTATCCAGATGAATTGAGACCATCGGGTCACCTCAATTTTAGTACGATAAAAGATGCAAGGGTCACCATGGAACTTGAGTACGATGGAAGACATGGAACGTTCGACTTCGATGATAATTACATTGAAGTTTTCGGGATTGAACCAATATATTTTCCCAAGCAGGTTATAATCATAGCAAAAAGTTACAATATGATGATAATCAGGAATGGAGAAGCTCGAATTATTTATTAAACAGAGTTGTTCTATTTGATGCGATATAATCAATGATGTTATTCTTGATACACCATTTGATGAAATTCAACTGCGCCAATGTTGTCTGAATTTCATGAGATGTACTCGGAACTTTATACGTAAACTTCTCTGATCGACAGAATGGATCAAAAAGTTTTTTACTGTACCCATCAAGACTTGACTTGTACGCACAATGGACTGTGAAGAGTTTTCCATCATTCGTCTTGAATGAAGTATTGTTTTTCTTTGCATAGTTCGTGATAAACCATTCCAAATTTCGAAGAGAAATGCCACTCGACTTATCCAAAACATTTAGTAATTTAGTTCGGTTCTTTTCGTCGTCATAGAAGGTGTTTATGGATGATAGTAGAATACCGGATTTACTCATTACCAATCATGGTATTCAAATCTATAAGCTCTTTTGAAACCTCACAACCTGGACACCCCCTGACATACATCTGATCTGGACCATGTATATGACTATTTGTTCTAGGAATTACCCGAAACTCACCACGATTGGTATTTTTCGTATGATGTCTACAGAAACCGTTATACACAGCCTTGTATGGACATCTTCGGCCATCGTTTTTGATCCCTTTACATATCGACCCTGTGAAAGGTTCTGGTATGTCTTTCAAAAGTAACTCAGCTGAAATTCCATGCTTCTTTGAGATGATATCGACATATTCATTCATCATCGCAACAAGTCGTTGACTGACTTCTTCATCGATGAGATCACCAATTTTCTCGTAGAGACTCATTCCTTGTTATTTCTTTGCTCGTAATTTTTAAATAGGTCTTGGATGGAGTCTTGCTTCTTCGCCCTCGATTCTTTAATCCTCTCTCGCAATTCTGCAACTTTCCCCGTATCTTCTAGACCTAGTCTCTTACACTCTTCGACGAGTTGTTCCTTCTTCATGGTACTCAAAGCTGGTCCCAACTTTTTCTTCACTGGTCGATGTTGTTCGATAATCTCACCGAAAATTTCCTGCTTCGTGTTTTCGAACAGTGGATCGAGAAGATCGCATACTGGGTTCAGAAACTTATTCTCGAAGTAGTACAGGTAATCCACTGGGATATTATTCTCCTCGACGTACTTGGGATCTTCTGATTTTTCAAAAGCCCTAGCCTTTGGATTTTCAGTCTTTGTGAGGAGATATGGTACACGGTCCCCAGATTGTGGCTCTGACCCGGGTTTACGCTGTCGCATCTTGACCACAACCTGAACATGTGATTGGTTGATATCTACACTATTCGGGCTTGTGATCGATACAGGCATACCATTGACTTTGTAAGTATCTGATAGTGACTGGCTCAAAACGAGCTTATCGTTCGGAACATCACCAGTGAGTAACTCGATCGCTCGCTCCCTGGCGAGTTCTTTTGGTGGCCCTGGATCGTTTGATGTAAGGACGACATCGAGAAGTTCTTTACAAACCTCCCTCACGTGTGGTGTATTATCTCTGCGAACAACTTGAAGTCCCTTGATGTCTATGTAGTCCATGTGCATGTTCCCATCCTTCCCCTGTGTCCAAAGTTTGGCGGCATATCTCTTCTTCGAATACAAAAAATAAGGCCAATATACTTTCTCGAGTTCCAAGTTGTTAGGCTTCTTGAAGAGGGCGCTACACTCTTCTGCGGCTCTTTCACCAATTTCCCAGCTGTACTTGACAGCTTCTTCTCCGGTGCGATCACCAACATCAAACTCCACCATGACGGAATCTGTGTCACCATACCTAACCTTGGCACCTGGAAAGTTCTTCTCGACGTAGTTCTTAGTCTCCTCGATCATCTCACGACCACGACACGTCGTCGTCGATGCGATCGGGACGCATGGAAGAATTCCCTTACCAGCACCAGTAAAACCATACACAGAGTTCATAGAGACTTTGTATGCCAACTGCTTACCATTGTATACCTCCTTCATACCACCAGTCGCAGCCGCCATGTCCCTCTTTGCCTTTTTACGAAACTGTTTGAGCTCTAGAAGAATACTGGGTAAGAGACTAGGAACATCTTGGGCAAACTTGTAGGTTTTTTCACCAATCTTGAATGTTTCGTATTTTACCCCAGGTATATTCCCATAACGCCTTTCATCCATGACATATGTCGAATAGCATAGATTATGGGCCATCATGATCGAGGGATACAGCGCTTCGAAATCTAGGGCTGTGATCGGGGTATAGTAGGCACCCTTTTGTGCGTCGAGTACGGTCGCACCTTCGTATGGTTCTTCCGGGAGAGATCCATATTTGATCGTTGGTACCATGTATCCCAATTCACGAGCCTTCTTCGTGAGCTGACTGAAGACCTTAATCTGCTGCCCCCTTTCAACCAAGAAACAGAGGGGTACCCATGTCGCCTTAGCCATCTCCAGGAGGTTCAGGAGTGTACACAACTTCTTCATGAGTTTGTGTGGAAGAAGAGTATCCTTGATACAATACTCCGCAACTTCACCCAATTTTTTGGGATCACCTTCCACATATCGAGCAAACATTTCCTTTGGGGGCATATCAATCTTTTGGTCTCCGAGGTATAGTTTCGAGACCTCGTTCAATTTGTACGAATCGAGTTTGTACCCCTTCTTCACTTCGTGGAACATATCGAAGATGAAACGTCCGGACATTGGGAGAAGTTTTAGGAAGTTATCACCTAGAGCACTCGAACTCAATTTTTTCAATAAAAGTTCAGTCGGAGTATCACGCAACTTACCCAAATTGTAAAACGATGAAGAACATTTCGTAAACATCGCTCGCTTGTAGATATACTCAAGATCGAAACCAAAAATATTCCAACCAGTGATAATGTCTACATCCTTTTCTTGAATGTACTTCTGAAACGCTTCAAGCATTTCACGTTCCGTTTCGAAACTTACCACACCCGGACCTTCTGTTTTCTTGTAACATAGACAAACTTTCTCATATGGTTCATCGCTCCCAAAGGTACACAATGAAACTGCAATCTGGAAACAAGCATCACCAGGAATGTCTGCATCCGGAAACTTTCCAGTGGAACTATTACACTCTATATCAACAGATGCCACTACGAAGGGGGCAATGTCATCGCGATCCACTGGTTTAAGTGTTGTCCAGTCGTTACACCAGAGATCAATATCCACATTAGCGAGATGGGATCGTACACATTCAGATCCAGTATCAAGCCACCCAGTCGACTGAATTCCCGTTCGGTGCATCAACCTCAGGACAGGGTCTAGGTTAGATTCATAAACATGATATTGTTTGAATGAATCGTTATACATGAAAACAGAATTCACCTTCCGACGATCCGCGAGGGTCTTGAAGTTTAGGCGCATGTACGCAAACTTCTCATTATTTTGAAATCCCCAAACATCTTTCTGTTGTGTGAGACTATAACCCGTCACATGATCTGGGCGGAGTTTTTCGAGATCATTGTACAGAAGCCTTACCTCCTGTTGGGTTGTACCACGGGGTAACTTCACAAAGAAGTAGGGTTCAAACACTGTCGTCACACAGACAGATTTACCATCTTCAGTTTTACCCAAAATACTAATAAGATGTTCGTCATCCGTGTCTCTCGCCTCCCATGTCAGGGCCTGAAATATCACCATATGTTTATAATGAGCCAAAATTTTAATATCATTTACTAATAAATGTCTGCCGCTTTAATTGAGCTCGTGTCGGTGGGTGCTCAGGATGTCTACATCACGGGTGATCCCCAAGTCAGCTTCTTCCGTCAGAACTACAAACGTTACACTAACTTCGCCATGAAGCCCGAACGTATGGATTATATTGGTGTGTTCGGAGCCAACAACGAGGTCACCATTCCTATTCGCTCGAAGGGTGATCTCATGAGCTACATCTGGATTGAGGCCACGAACGTCTCTAATGTGATGACCAACGACGACGGTCTCTTCTCCAGTGGTGCATCGAATCCCACCGAATTCCAACTCTGGATCGGTGGTCAGAAGGTGTCTCAACTCGATTCCCTCTACATCCAAGGTGTACACAACCCTCTCATGCGCGACTCTGCCGCCAAGGCTTCGTTCGCTGTGACCACCAATGTTCGCAAGGAAAACCACTCAGGTAACTACTACATGATTCCTTTCTTCTTCGGTGAAGACTGGACCAAGGCGCTTCCTCTCGTTGCCCTCCAGTACCACGACGTCGAGATCCGTGTAAAGTGTCGTGATGGATACAACCCTACCGATACCCCCAAGGTATATGGTAACTACATCTACCTCGATACCGAGGAACGCAAGTATTTCACGGATAAGGAACATGAACTTCTCATCACACAAACCCAGTACCAACTGGCATCTAACACTGACACCGAGATCGATCTCACATACTTTAACCACCCAGTAAAGTCACTCCACGTCGTCTCTGGTAACGCCACTGGTAGCACATGGGGGGAGGAGTACAACTTCGACACTTCCTCGCTCTACATCAACGGTACGACCCTCTTTGAAAATACCTCTAACGTGTACCACCACGATGTTATTCCCGAGATGCACTGCACCGATCTCCCAGACAACATTCTCGACGATCTTCCCGTCTACTCATGGCCTTTCTGTCTCACCATGAGCAAGATGCAGCCCACAGGTTCCCTGAACTTCTCTCGTATCGATAACGCTAAGCTCGTTCTTAACAGCCCTACTGGTGGTAACCAGCTTCATCGGGTCTATGCGGTCAACTATAACATTCTCCGCGTGAAGAATGGTATGGCTGGTGTCGCTTTCGGTAATTAATTCCAGTTTTCAATTAATGTTTTCGTCTTTTCATGCATCCGTTTTCCATGAAAAGTCTTATCCTTCTCCCCCTCCCAAATTGTGAGTCGGTCTTCGAG